ATGATGAGTTTACACGCGCTCAGTTCGTCAACCTAGTAGAGCCATTCCTACGACTCGTCCAAGGTCGTCGCGGTATCTATGACTTCCGTGTTGTTTGCGATGAAACAAACAATACACCAGAAGTTATCGATCGTAACGAATTTGTTGGTGACATCTATATCAAACCAGCTAAAGCAATCAACTATATTCAGTTGAACTTTGTTGCTGTAAGAACTGGTGTCTCCTTTGACGAAATCGTTGGACGCTTCTAATAAATAGATAAAGTCAGGAGAAAAACACAATGGCTTTTAACGTAAATCAATTTCGTACACAGCTCCAAGGTGACGGTGCGCGTCCTAATCTGTTTGAAGTAAGTTTGAATTTTCCTTCTTACGTCACAAACAGATTGACAGCAAGTGTAAAGTCCTCATTCATGGTGAAGACTGCTCAATTGCCAGGATCAACAGTAGGTATCGTTCCAGTGCAATACTTCGGTCGTGAAGTAAAAGTTGCTGGAAATCGTACCTTTGCTGATTGGACAGTAAGCATTCTAAATGATGAAGACTTTATCATCCGCAATGCAATGGATGCATGGGTTCGTGGAATCAATGACAACGAAACAAACATTCGCTCAGCACTTACAACGCAAGAATATGCAGTAGATGCAGTAGTGAGACAGTATTCAAAAGATGGCAATGTCATCAAAGACTACAAGTTCGTTGGTTTGTTCCCAACTGATATTGCTCCAATCGATCTAGATTGGGGATCAAACGACACAATTGAAGAATATTCAGTAACGTTCAGTTACCAATACTGGGTTGAAGGAACAGCACGTTCCGCAATTCCTTCTTCACTTGGTCCTTTGGGCTAATTTGAATCGGGGGAGGATATCCTCCCCCTTTTTATGATGGAGTAATGCATGGCAGGAATCAATCTATTTGGATTTGAAATTATCCGTAAAAAACCAACGGATAATCTTCAACCAGCTATCACAGCGCCAGTAAACGATGACGGTGCGATCAACGTCACGAGTGGCGGTTATTTCGGCACCTATCTTGATCTAGAAACAGCCTATAAAAACGAAAATGATCTTGTCACTCGCTATCGAGAAATGGCAATGCAGCCAGAACTTGAAGCAGCGATTGATGATATCATCAACGAAGCAATTGTTCATGATGTGACAGGCAAATCTGTTTCAATCATGGTTGATGATCTAGAGCAACCAGATAATATCAAAGAAATGATTCGCGATGAATTCGCAAACGTTCTTCGTCTTCTAAATTTTTCAAACGAAGGACATGATGTCTTTCGTCGTTGGTACATTGATGGAAGATTGTTCTATCAAGTTCTCGTAGATGATAAACAACCAAAACTTGGAATTCAATCACTCGTTTACATTGATCCAAGAAAAATCAAAAAAGTTCGTCAAGTTGTAAAACAAAAAGATCCACGAACTGGTGTTGAAGTTATAAAAGGCATGCAAGAGTTTTATGTCTTCAACGAAAAAGCATCTACAACTGGACAGACTGTAACATCTTCTCCAACTGATGCTGGAATGAAGATTGCATCAGATGCGATTGTAAATATCAATTCTGGAATCATGGACCCTAAAAAGAGCATGGTTCTTTCTTACTTACACAAATCAATCAAGCCACTCAATCAGTTGCGCATGATTGAAGATGCGATTGTAATTTACAGAATTTCTCGCGCACCAGAACGTCGTGTATTTTACATTGACGTCGGTAACATGCCGAAGATCAAGTCAGAACAATACTTGCGCGACATTATGACAAAGTTCCGCAATAAAGTTGTTTATGATTCTACGACAGGTCAAGTAAAAGACGATCGTAAGTTTATGTCAATGATGGAAGACTTCTGGATTCCACGTCGTGGTGAAGGAAAGTCAACTGAGATTACTACATTACCATCAGGACAAAACCTTGGCGAAATGGCAGACGTAAAGTATTTTGAACAAAAACTTTACAAATCTCTAAATGTTCCTATTTCTCGCCTCGAAGCACAATCTGGATTCTCTTTGGGTCGTGCAAGTGAAATCACTCGCGACGAACTCAAGTTTACAAAATTTATCGAAAGACTTCGTGGCAAGTTTAGTATTCTTTTTGATGAGTTGATGGAAAGACAATTAGCTCTCAAGGGAATCTGTTCTGTTGAAGAATGGCAAGAACTCAAGGAAAAAATTCATTACGATTTCTTGAAAGACAATAACTTCACAGAAATGAAAGAAGCAGAACTTCTTGCTACTCGTCTGCAATTGATGACTCAGATCGACCCATACGTTGGAGTTTATTTCTCTAAGAGTTGGATCAAGAAACATGTTCTTCAATTTGACGAAGAAGGCATTGAAAGAATGCAAGCTGAGATTGCAGAAGAACAAGCGGAAGAACCTCCTATGCCAAACGGTGTTGAAGCGCAACAAGCTCCTGGAATGGCACCTCAACCAGTTGCAGGTGTTCCACCAGTTGCGAGTGATTTGAACCAAGCCTTCAATACCAATTTCACTAAATAACAATTGGAGAAAATTATGGAAAATAATGATATGATAAATGCAGTGCTTGGTAGAGATAAAGAATCATTTGCAGCAGCATTTGCAGCTGCAATGGCAAACAAAGTTAGCGATGCGCTTGACATAAAGAAAGTTGAAGTTGCATCCTCATTACTATCAACAGAAGTAGAAACGAATGAACCTACAGAAACTGAGACACAAGTTAGCGGAGATGGTGACGGAGCAGTCGACACCAACTCCGACGCAGTCTAAGGATCCTAACGCTCCTAAAGTTGCGATGTTAGTTCGTGCTGGTCTTTTGAGGACCAGCGAACTTCCAATGCTTCGCGTTGCAATGATGCGTCATAAAAAAACTGGTGACATTGCTCGTTTATCAAAACCGCATCGCGATGTTATTCAAAAATATAACAATGCATTGTCAGGAGCTGCATTAGGATCAACGCAATCATTGATGGCAGTTCGCCGCAACTTGATGAAGAACAGTTACGAAATTACTGATGCAGATCAAATTTCTGAATCAGTAATGAAAGACGAAGTCAATCCTCCACCAATGCTTGTTCTAAAGAGAAAAGGCATTCGCATTTTCCCTGATGGTCGTCGTGTTGCAATGTACACAAATGATAAACTTGGCTTAGTATTCACAATTCCATACAAAGGATCAGGAACACAAACTGAAGTTCTTCCTGGTGTACAAGCAGAATCGTTTGAACCAGAAGAAGTTATGGAGAGTCTTGATCAAGTTGCAAAATATGCACAAGAAGAATCACCAAAACAATCATCACGTCATATGAAGTTTGCTGATGGATCAAAACTTAGAGTCAGTCATGGTGCAGCAAAAGCCATTCATATGGTTCATGGTGCATTGAACGACGAAAATAAAAAGAAATTTGCTGACATGCTTACTCATCCAAAAGGATTTGAGAAAGCTGCACACTTTGCATTGAGTAAAGTCAAATTTACAATTGGTGGCGAATGAGTCTTGTATCGCAAATAGTAAGAGAGATTATTGCCGAAGCACGCAAGCCGAATAGAAATATTCAGAAGATGGGGCGTGCGAAAATTATTCGCATTCGTATTCGTGGCGGCAAGATTCAACGCAGAAAAAAACTTTCTGCTGTGAAAGGTTATACAATTCGTGGTGGAAAGATGATTCGCATTTCACCAAGAGAAAGATTGAAAAGAAAATTGGGCGCACGTAGAGCAAAAATAAAAAGAAGGGCAAAACTCGCAAGAGCTTTGATTCGCAGAAAACGAACAATGCGCAGAAGAAAAGCGCTGGGGCTAAAGTAAATGAAACTGATTACAGAAACAATTGAAGAAGTAAAAGTAATCACCGAAGAAAAGAACGGTGTCAAATCTCTTTACATTTCTGGTCCATTCCTTGTTGCAGAAACAAAAAATCGTAACGGTCGTATGTATCGATCTGCAACATTGAAAAAAGAAGTTGATCGTTATAACGAAGAATATGTTCAGAAGAATCGCGCATTCGGCGAACTAGGTCACCCAGATTCACCTTCAATCAATCTAGATCGCGTATCACATCTCATCACCAACCTAAAACAAGAAGGTAACATTTGGGTTGGTAAAGCAAAAATTCTTGAAACACCAATGGGTAAAATCGCCAAGTCTCTCATGGAAGGCGGTGCAACTCTTGGAGTATCTTCACGTGGCATGGGCTCGTTGAAAAACGAAGGCGGTGTAAACGTGGTTCAAGATGACTATTATCTAGCCACAGCGGCAGATATCGTCGCAGATCCATCTGCTCCAGGTGCCTTTGTACAAGGGATTATGGAAGGTAAAGAGTGGGTTTGGGACAATGGTAAGGTCAAGGAAGTAGATATCAATGAGTATTACACAGAAATCAAAACTGCAAAACAAAAGCAAATTGATGAAATCTCATTGAAAATCTTCGAAAATTTCTTGTCAAAACTTTAAATTTTATAAATAATACTAACCTCTTCAGGAGTTTACAAATGTCAAAGACACTATCTGAATCTGCTGCTGAAATTCTAAAAGCATCAATGTCTGCTGCTAAAGAACCAGCAAAAAAATTACCAGCTGAGATGGACGATCTCGGCGGATCATCAACAACAAAGCCAGAAGGCGATGAAGTTGGCAAGAAAGCTGCTGCAAACGTTTCAGCTGCTGCAAAACCAGCTGCCAAAGGCGACGCTAAAGCCGCAAAAGTTCAAGCAATGGAAGAAACAGAGGCTTCTGAAGAAGAAGTTGTAGCAGAAGAATCTGCTGAAGAAACCGAAGCTGAAGTTGTAGCAGAAGCAGAAGCAGTTGAAGCTGAAGAATCAGCTGAACTTTCTGAAGAAGAAATTGCAGAAGCCAAGAAAGCCATGATGAAAGACATGGTCAAGAAGCATAAAGGCTCAATGAAGGAAGACGTTGATGCGCTATTCAATGGCGAATCACTCTCTGAAGACTTCCGTGTCAAAGCAACATTGATTTTCGAATCAGCAGTAACTTCACGTGTTGAAGCAATCGTTGAAGAAGTTCTTTCAGAAAATGATCAACTTCTTGCTGCTGCAGTTGAAGAAATTCAATCAGAACTATCTGAACAAGTTGATGAGTATCTAAACTATGTTGTCGAACAATGGGTTGAAGAAAATAAAGTCGCAATCGAAACAGGATTGAAGGCTGAACTCGTTGAAGACTTCATCAATGGTCTCAAGAATTTGTTCGCTGAACACTATATCGAAATCCCAGAAGAGAAAGTTGAAGTAACAGAAGAACTTGCTGCACGTGTTGCTGCTCTTGAAGAAGAAGTTGCATCACGCGACGCAAAACTTTCTGCTATCAACGAAGAACTCAACAAGGGTAAAAAAGAAACAGCAATTATTCATGCTTGCGAAGGTCTAACCCAAGTGCAGGCTGAAAAACTAAAATCGCTCGCAGAGGGCGTGGAGTTCACCACAGAAGGTGATTTTGCAAACAAGCTCGCAGTAATTCGCGAGAACTACTTCCCAACAAAAACTAACGTGACAAGTGAAATCAAGGCTGCTCAAGATGCATCTGAAGGGCAACCTCAAGAAGAAGTAGATACAGGCTCTGTAATGGAATATTATGTCAAGGCTATTTCAAAACAACTACCAAAGTAACAGGGGTATTATAAATGTATATTTCAGAAACATATGCAAACAAGTGGGCACCTGTTCTTGATCACCCAGAACTCCCAAAGATCTCTGATCCATACAAGCGCGCAGTAACTGCACTTGTATTGGAAAATCAAGAAGCTGCCCTACGTCAAGAAGCTGCAACATATGGCAACATGTTCGAAGCTGCTCCAGCAAACGCTGTAGCAGGTGGCATGTCACCAGTTGTTGGCTCAGAAGGTGGAATCAAAGGCTTCGACCCAATCCTAATCGGATTGGTCCGTCGTGCTCTTCCAAACCTAATGGCATACGATATTTGCGGCGTTCAGCCAATGACAGGTCCAACAGGACTTATCTTTGCAATGCGCTCAACATTCGCAACTTCAACAGCACGTGGTGTAGAAGCTCTCTTCAATGAAGCAAATACAGCACACTCAGGTAATGGTACACACACTGCATTCAGCACCGCTGTAAATCCAGGTAACGCAAACAGTGCAATCTACGGATTGGCAAACACTGGTTACGGATATACAACAGAGTATGCAGAAGACGTAACCATGAACTACATGGGCTTCCAAATCGATCGCGTATCTGTCACAGCAAATACACGCGGTTTGCAAGCAGCCTACACACTAGAACTTGCACAAGATCTCAAGGCAGTTCACGGTCTAGACGCAGAAACAGAATTGACAAACATTTTGTCAACAGAAATTCTTGCAGAAATCAACCGCGAAGTTGTTCGTACAATCTATGCAACAGCTAACGTAGGTATCGTCGGTGTATCTTCAAATACATTCAACCTATCAAGCAACGTTGACACATCAGGTCGCTGGCAAGTTGAGAAGTACAAGAGCTTGTTGTTCGCTGTAGAACGTGCAGCCAACAAGATCGCTAAAGACACCCGTCGTGGCAAGGGCAACATGCTAATCGTTTCAACAGACGTAGCATCAGCTCTCGCAATGACAGGTCTTCTAGATTACAACTCAGCATTGTCAAACAACACAAATCTAGCAGTTGACGACACAGGCAACACATTCGCTGGTACACTCTTCGGACGTATCAAAGTTTATGTTGATCCATATTCTGTCGCTGGTGCAGACTACGTTGTTGTTGGCTATAAGGGTACAACTCCTTATGACGCTGGCTTGTTCTACTGCCCATACGTTCCTCTACAAATGGTACGTGCAATCGACCCAACGACTTACCAACCAAAAGTTGGCTTCAAGACTCGTTACGGTCTAGTTGCAAATCCATTCGCAACAGGAGCTGGCACAGGTGCTCTATCACACGGAACTAACGTTTACTATCGTAAGTTCGAAGTGTTGAACATCAACCAATAATATTGTCAAATTTATAAAAATAATAAGACAATGTGACTCGGGGGGAGCGGAAACGCTCCCCCTTTTTTATGCCTAAATAGAATCAAAGGTTTGCGAGAAACAATAAATGACAAATAAGTCAAACAATCCTGGTTGTTTACATTGTGGGAAGCCAGTAAAGGCTGACTTCTTGTTTTGTGACAAAGTTTGCAATGAACGATACAAAACTAAGAAATGGAATCGTTCTTATCTCCCAAAAGGTTCATCTCTAGGAACATATAAGAAATCATGACTGCACTAACACGCAATCCAGAAAATACAGATTTACTCCAAAGTACCAAATTTAGATTGACGTTTGATCGTCTTCCTGGAGTAACTTACTTTTGCCAAGTTGCAAATTTTCCTGGAGTTTCATTGAGTGAAGTTGTACGCTCTACTCCGTTCGTAGATCTATATGTTCCAGGAGAAAAGTTGATCTACGATACGTTCAATATCACATTTTATGTTGACGAAGATCTGCGAACTTGGTTAGAATTACATGATTGGATGAGAGGCATTACTTTTCCAACCAATTTCAAAGAGTATGTTGGTTTATCAAGAACTGCAAAACAAGCGGTTCGTTCGTCAACAACAGTTGACACACAATTCCTCAGAGATCAACTTGAGAAAAGACCACAATATGGAAATGCGATCTTGACGATTTACACAAACAAAAACAATCCAAATATTCGTGTAAAGTTCTATGACATTTTCCCAACATCTTTGTCAACAATCTTATTCAACGTTTCTGATACAGCAGAGAATATTGCGATCTCTGACGCAACGTTTCGCTTTAGTTATTATGATTACGAAAGAATTAGATAGAGTATCACATTCATACCAGACATTCTGGATTATACCAGTAAATCAACCAAGAAGCAACTCTTGTCTATAGTTGCTTTTTGTATTCAAATGTTCTATAATATGAGTCCGTTTGACTCAATTTTACATTTATGAAGATCGAAACTCCTCCACTTGAATCAATCATGGAACAATGGGAAAAAGACTCCGATGTGGATACAACGGAGCCAGGAAAAGAGATCCTGCGTATTCCATTGCTTCATAACAAATATAACAAATACTTGTCCTTGCATAATCTATCCGCAAAAAGAGCAGGTCTTGAATTGGATAAAGTCAAGAGGCTCAAGTGGATGTATTACACTGGCAAGTTAGACCAAGACGAATTAGATAAACTTGGTTGGGAACCATTCCGCTTCACACTCAAGTCTGACATCGCCGTTTATCTTGATGGCGATGATGATCTAAACAAACTCAAACGCAAGAAAGCCTATCACGAAGAAGCAGCCAAGTTTTGTGAAAACGTGATGAAGGAACTCAACAATCGCACGTGGCAATTGAAAGAATATATGGGCTGGGAAAAGTTCATTCAGGGTGCTAGATGATTGAGCACGTTGTTGTTGAACAAATAGATAACATCTATGTTCAAGTGCATGCTGAGGATTCTATTCTTCAGGAGATGTCTGACTTCTTTACGTTTTCTACTCCAGGATATCAATTCAGCCCTGCGTTCAAGAGTCGGCATTGGGATGGTAAAATTCGTTTGTTCAATTTGCGCACAAGACAAATCTATGTTGGTCTGATTGCATATATAAAAGCATTCTGTAAACAACGCAATTACACTATTGAGGTGCTAGATGAGGACAAGGAAGTCTTTCCGATTGACACAAAGAATTTATCGCTTGCTCTCTCGCTTCCTATGGAGCCAAGAGATTATCAGTATCTTGCGTCTAGCGTCGGACTTACAAAAAAAAGAACTGTACTCGTTTCACCAACAGCGTCGGGCAAATCACTCATCATCTATGTGATGATTCGTCACCTGTTGAATACAGGTAAGAAACGTGGATTGCTGATTGTTCCAACAATCAATCTTGTCACACAGATGTATAGTGACTTTGCAAACTATTCATCTAACAATGGATGGGATGTAGAGAAACACTGTCAAAAGATTTATGGTGGTGAAAGTAAAATTCCAGACAGTGATCTGGTCATCTCAACTTGGCAAAGCATCTATGAGATGCCCAAGAAATATTTCTCTCAGTTTGATTTCATCATTGGTGACGAAGCGCACACATTCAAAGCCAAGTCTCTCACTTCCATCATGACCAAGCTCATCAACTGTGATGTGCGCATTGGCACCACAGGAACATTGGATGATAGCAAAGTAAACAAACTCGTTCTTGAAGGTTTATTTGGTCCAGTCTTCAAAGTGATTTCTACTAAAGAATTGATTGAACGCAAGC